CTAGGCCGCCTGATTGATTGAAGTTCAACAAGTACACCTGCATCTGAGCCTGACTGAACGGATCAAAACTCGAGCTGAACGGGCCAGTTGCCAGTCCAAATGTTCTACGAAAAATTTGGCGCACTTGTAGGGTTTCTTGCGGCAGGGTGTAGATGTTTACATCTTGAATCAACTGCATGAAACTGTAACTTTCTTCAGTTGAGTTTTGGGCCCGCTGCCTGTAAGTGCCAATTGTGCGCTGATATGCGGCTTCGTAGTGTTCTTGATCTAGCTCAAGATCAATAATCTGAGACGCTAGTTGCAACTGCACATATTGAAAGAGCTGCTGTTTGAGTTGATCAAGTGATGATACCGTTTGTTCGGCCATAAAAATACTCCAGATAGAGTATTTATCGTGCCTTTAATAGTATCAAGTTCTCGGTTCCGCGACCGTTGAATTTAGTCTCAGTGGCTTTGATGTCTTTGAAGAGCTTGCGTGCCGCTGGTGCTCCTGCTGCTGACAGTGCTTTGAGTTGTTCAACGGGCTTGCGCAGAGTTTTCTGTAAACTATCGTTGGTGCTGAAGCCAATGATAGTGTTGTTTTTCACTGTAAAATTGCCCACATGCTCGTCAGCCACCAGGTGTATGAGCTTGCGCTTTTTGGTGTCATACAGCCAGGCTTCGCTTTTGTCAACCAACTGTGCTGCTGGCAAGGATTTGAGACTGAGTTCAGCAAACTCTGCCTGTAGTTTGAACTTGGCTGCACGTTTTTCCGGTGGCACTGCTTTGACTTTGCGCGGCTTGCGCTCAACTTTCTTGATCTGTACATAGCTGCCACAATCAGCAATCACCAGCTCGGCAAATTTTACAACATTACGCATCTGCATCTTTGAGAAGTTGCTGTATCCTTCTACAAGTTGTGCATCTTTGCCAGCCACCACTTGCTCGTATTCTTCAAGTCTGCGTCGCCAAACATCAGCAACAGTGTTCACCATCTGTGGGCTGATGTTCATGCCACGTATCATTGCAATGGGTTTGGTGTCGGCAGTGAGCTTTGCACCTGCCACAACGAAGTCATCAAACATGCTGTCAATTTCTGCAGCACATTCCTTGGCACGTTCACGCAAGTGATCCTGAATGTTGGGCTTGGCTGCTATTGCCTCGTCTTTGATTGCAAGAGCTTTGACTGGGCGATGTGCATCCAGCAGTTGTCGCACGGCTGTGGTGAGCTGAGACTGTTCGTGTGTGGACAGAGTCAATCCCATGGTGCTCATTCTAGCCAACCATCCAATTGTGGGACTGATTGCTTGTTCAGGCACACTTTTCCATGCACGGGCTTCGGCTCGCTGATCGCTACGCTCTAGCCAATCCAACAAGAATGTTTTGGCATCAGTTTTGCTGCAGTAATAATTGTACCAACCAAATGCCCGGGTCAGTGCGCTTTTGCGTTCTTCTGTGGGTTGTAGATCCCATGTGGGCTCATCTCCAGTGTATTTGGTATCCGGACCACGTGGAACGATGCGTTTGGGTGCTTTTTGAGTTGCAATCATGTTAACTCCTCTGTAAGGATATCTGTAATTATAGCATCGTTAGAGCTTCTGGTCAATGACAACAGCAATAAATATGGTATAGGATTTCGCCATGCCCAAACTTAGTTTATACCGCCCTGTTCGCTCAAGAGACTTCCAGTACCTGGATCGCAATATCAGTGAAATGTTCACTGTGGGCGGACTTGATATTTTCCTTCACAAGTATCTAGGACCCAAAGTCTACAGCGACTCAAGTGAGTTGAGCTCACAAGATGCAACCATTCCCAACTATGGATTTGAAAACCCGTTGTTCATTGAAGATTTGTTGCTGCTGGAAAATCGTGACCGAGCATACGATCCTGATGTGTATGTAATGCGCGGAGTTTATCGTCAGCAAGATTTGGATTTTAACCTGACACAATTTGGATTGTTCTTGGAAAACGACACACTGTTTATTGCGTTTCATTACAATGACATGATTGATATTGTGGGGAGAAAACTTATGTGTGGGGATGTACTTGAGTTCCCCAACATGGCTGACTACCATCCGTTGAATCAAGACATTCCAGATCCGTTGCCCAAGTACTACGTGATACAAGATGCATCTTATGCCAGCGAAGGGTACAGTCAAACTTGGTTGCCACACCTATGGAGAGTCAAAGCAACTCCCATGGTCAATGCTCAAGAGTATCAAGAAATACTCAAAAAGCCCATGGTCAAGGACACTGCCTGGGATCCGGGCAATTTCTATCCCACTGGATCAATTGTCAATCAGGATGGCAATTACTACATTGCCAGACAAAACGTTCCTGCCGGCATTGACTACACCAACACAAATTATTGGTCAACTTACACTCCATTGACACAGGCTGATTTGGCAACAACTCGTCCCAAGGACCTTGAAATCAACGATGCTATCTTGGTTCAGGCCGAAGTTGAAGTGCCAAAGAGTGGATACGACACAGTTAAATTTTACATACTGCCCACTAACCCTGATGGCACGCCAGCAGATCCAACACAGTTCACAGCTGACTTAACCACCAGTGACGCCAGCAGAAGCTATTCCGCTGGCCAGGATCAACTGACTCCAAGGGCCGATGGTTATACTCAAGGCTATCTAACTGGTGATGGCATTGCTCCCAATGGCCTGCCAGTTACACCTGGTGTGACATTCCCAGCCAATGCTCAACTGGGACAATACTGTTTGCGGTTGGATTACTTCCCCAATAGATTATTCCGTTTCAACGGATCTGCTTGGATCAAGATTGAAGAATCAGTTAGAACTCAACTCACGCCTGGATCTGACAACAATACTTTACGTTCGTCGTTTGTCAACAATACATACACTGTTCAAACCAATGACTTGGGTAGCATACCAAGTCGCCAGAGTCTCAGCCAGGCACTCAAGCCGCAGGCGGACAATGGAGATCAGGGCGGCAATAAACCAGTAAAGCCGTACCCAAATACGCAGCCTGGACAGAAATCGAGTTAATCAATGAGTCAACAATTCTTTTATGATGGACAGATACGAAGATACCTACTGCAGTTCACCCGGATGTTTTCAAACTTTCAAATTGAATACGGTCCCAACGAAGCAGGACTAAGTCCTCCAGACACATTGATTCGAGTACCTGTGCGATATGGTGATGCCAGTCGACAAGCTCAAACTATTATACAACAGAACTCCGCTAATTCAATGCCATCAACACCATTGATGACGTTTTATATTGACAGCCTGGATTATGACCGTCCAAGGATGCAAGAGCCCTACCACGTTGACAAGATCCAGGTGCGGCAGAGATACTACGATCAAGTCACTGAAACATATGAAACCACGCAAGGCAATGCATTTACCATTGAAAGGTTGATGCCGGTACCGTATCAACTCACCATCAAGTTAGATATCTGGACATCAAACACCAATCAAAAAATGCAGTTACTAGAACAAATTTTAACACTGTTCAATCCTGCCATGGAAATACAAAGCACAGACAACTACATTGATTGGACTAGTTTGAGCACCTGTGAATTGCAGTCAGTGAGTTGGACTTCTCGCTCAGTACCAATAGGCACTGAGAACCCCATTGACATTGCCACACTGACCTTTGTGTTGCCAATTTGGATATCAGCTCCTGCAAAAATCAAAAAACTTGGTGTTGTGGAGCGCATTGTCTACAGTATCTACGATGCACAAGGTGACGCCAGCAATGCCATACTCAACAACGATTTATTATTGGGTACAAGATTAAAAATAACACCGTACAACTATCAAGTTGCCTTGCTCAATGGACAATTACAAATCTTAAAACCAGCGGCTGTGATCAGTGATTCAATAACAGATTTAGCACCGTTTGACTCACCGTTGCCAGAACAAATAGAATGGCCTTCGGTAGTTGACCTCTATGGCGTGCTTAGGCCTGGCATCAGTATTGTAACGCTGGACAATCCCTGGGAACCTGACAATCAAATTGTTGGTACAGTGGCACTGAACCCTGCTGACAATAGATTTTTGTTGTATGACATTGATCAGGACACTGTACCGCAAAACACTTTGCAGCCGGTTGATGCTGTGATCAACCCATTGTTGAGCGGACCCGGTGATGGACTGGACTCAAGTATCACTGGGCAACGCTATTTGTTGACTGAACCCACAGGATCTAC